TCAGACTGTGCTCTTCCGATCTGGGGGTGGCGACTCGTGCATAGTGACCGAGGTTTTGGACCGCCATTGCAGATCAGCCAGTTCTGTGCCATATTACGACCGGGCGACATTCTGGGGCGTTGATGACACTGGCGATCTTACGCGAGCAGCAGACATTCTCCCCGGTCCCCCAGACCAGAGACGAGCGCCGCGACGATGAGCTCACGTCATCCATGACCGCCGATGCTCTACTCAGGTCCTTCATCGTCGAGCAGATCGAGCGCAAGACCAGACCGAGCGCCAAGCTGGGATTCGCTCAGCTCGACTACGGACGGCTGTTCGTCCGTGATCGCTGGACGCTGTTCGCCATCGCTCGCGAGATAGGCTGCTCGGTCGAGGATCTACTCGAGCCTCCGCAGCCGAGTCCAGAGTCTCGCGTCGCTTGGCGAGACATCGTGGACGCGAGTGAAAAGATCATGGGTGCCGCGCGCAGCTTGCCGGATCAACTGAAGCTGGTGACGCTGCTTCGCGCCGGTGGCCTCGGGTGGAGGAAGATTGGGAAGGCCCTCCCCGGTCGCGCGCTCTTCAGCCTTGCGGACGACTATGAGCGGGGAATTCGTCGCATCTGGGTTCTGGCGCAGCGAGAGGTCAGGATGATGAGTGGTGTTGATCATCCAAGGCTACGACTCAAGCAGCCCTCTGGTGCAGAGCCTTCAGCTCATCGCTGAGACTCCGCAAACTTTATTGTTGTCAACACCCGTTCGTGGTGCTAATAATCAGGCACACTGATCCACATGCCCCTGCGGCGCGACGTCTGTCAGCGACCGGGCGAACGATTCGTTCTCATCAGTCAAAAAGAAGGCCCCACGACTCGCGTCGCAGGGCTCTCCTCTGTGGAACCGGGTTGGCTAACTGAACTTCGTTCAGTCAATCAATTCGATGAACTTGTGCTCCACGTCCCAGGTCAGGTCGGCCCGCGCCGCGCGCCGCGACTGGCCCTTGCTGACGCTGAGCTCCACGTACTCGCCGGCGGTCTGCTTGCCGGTGTTCGCGTAGAGCGCGAAGCGGGCGTGGCTCTTGCTGCCCTCGCGCTTCGGGTTCTTGGCGCCGTCGGTGATGACCTTGATCTTCTTGGCGAGGACCGGATCCACCTTGGGCTCCTTGGCTTCCTTCGCAGGCTTGGTGGCCTTGGCAGCCTCGGCAGCGCGGGTCGGGTTCGGGGCGACAGGGGCGACCTTCGTCTGCGACGAGGTAGCCCCGGATTTCTGCACGTTCATGTTGATCACTCCAGATGAGGCGAGGCACAATTGCCAGCCTATGCGATGACTATACGCCGCCCGAGGACGGACGACTAGGGTCGCAGCATTAAATCGGAGTAATGGAGCGATCCCTGACTGCACGCCACCCAATTGCATCCGCAATTGAGTGTGGAGCGAACGATTCGTTCTTGCTTCTAAAAGAATGAGGCCCGCGACTCTCGCCGCAGGCCGCAATCTTCAGCCAAGTCCGTCGCTGTTGCTCTCGGCCACCGACAGCCCGACCTTAGACTCGGGCGGCGGCAGCGTCATCTGCGAGAGGCGGGTGTAGACCTGCCTCAGCGCAGCCTCCGTCTTCTTGGGCATGGCCGCAAGGGTCAGTATCTGGCCCACGGCGTTGGTGCAGAGTCGCACCTCTCTCAGCTGGTCATCAGTCACGATACGGCAGCCCGTACCAGACGCAGAATACGACCATGGCCCACCCGAGCACGGTGATCGCGAGCCACGTCAGTCGCTCACCTCTGTTATTCGTAGGCATGTTGATCCTCCAGATCACTGACACCATTAGTCAGCCCATTACCCTACACCGCCTGAGGTCGTAGGGCAAGGCGGCTGACTACTTGCAGACCTTGATCAAAACAAGGGCGATGCAGGACGCCAATATCAAGATGCAGATGCAGGGTCCACTGACCGGGCTGGCGACTGCCAGATAGATAGAGTGAAGCATGATGATCCTCCAGATCGCTGATCACGATTAACCAGCCCAGAACCCCGTGCCTTGCGACGCGGGGCTCGGCGGCTAGTTACTTCGCGGCTGGGGCAGTGTGGGCGATGAACCCATGCTTAAGATCCCACGCGATGTCGGCCGTGGCGTTGCGCCGCGCGTTGGGCTGCCCGAGGGCGACGCAGGCGGCCACGTACTCGGTGACCGTTTTGTTGGTGGCGTAGAGCGCGAACCGGGCTGCACTGCGCGAACCGGGCTTCTTGGGGTTAGCCGATGCCAGCACAAAGATGGGCTTGGCGATGGCGATGGCCGGGGCAGCCGAAGCGGCGACCGGTGCAGTTGTGACCTTAGACATATACAACCTCCAGATGTGGCCGGGCGGGATGCCCTAGCCGTACCTGATACATAGGTACTGTGATCCAGGGTTGCAAGGGCGGCTGGATTAAGAATTTGCAATGTTGATCATGCGTGTGTGGCATGAGTAGCCATGCAGTGATCACAATGCTTGTCTAGCCTGGGTAGCCATGCGCCGCAAGCATAGCTGGATCGGGGTTGTGTGGCAGACATGACTAGTCATGCAGTGATTGCATAGGTGCTGGGCGCATATCTAGGGTTGCATGGGACGCATGGCTGCGCAGGCAGTGACAACATTACGGATCCGTAATCCCCAGGAAGATCACTGTGGAATCAGCGCTTCCCCCTCGATATAACAAACGAGGTTTTCCTCTATGATCAATCCTGACAAGGACGAAGTCACGAGGGACGAGGCTCTCGAGAAGATTACGAGGCCCGCGTCCGGCATAGCCCTCCCCGCCTCCCTCATCCTCCTGTGCGGAGCCACAGTCTTCGCACTCTGCTACTACGCCTCCGGCTTCTCGCTGCTGGGCTCCCTCGTAGGTTTCTTCCTCGGGTGTCTCGCAGCCTGCGCCTTTCTGGTCTGCGTCGTTACGTACGACGACCCAGACTTCGACGATCCGCTCGACGAGCGCTATCATCACCATGATGATAACCACTACTGAAGAAAGTCAACAGCAAGATGAGAGCTAAGTAGCTCTCATCTAGAGGATCACCGTAGTGGCAAAGGGATACAAGACCGGGGGACGCAGAAAGGGCGTCGGTAATCACGACGGCGATGCGATCCGCAAGTACGCCCAGAAGTATGGGAAGAAGGCGATCGACGAACTCGCCACGCAGATGCAGACCGCGCCCGAGAAGGCCGTTCGCGTCAGCGCGGCCAACGCTCTCCTGGACCGCGGCTTCGGCAAGCCGACTCAGCCCCTGGGCGGCGACGTCAACAATCCCATCATCGTGAAGCTCCAGGGCAACGACAAGGATCTCTAGAGACACCCACCGTGACCTACTTCTCGCTCCGCGAACTCGAGGCCCAGCTCAACAAAGTCGTCACCGTGACGACCATCGAAGTCGAGACCGATCCCTCTGACCCAGAAGTTCTCGGGAAGTACGTACACCGAGACGAGAACGGGGAGAAGTTCTTCTGGAGTCCGACACCAGAGAGATACCAGTTTCACGACGTCGCGACGCTGGCAGAGGCTGATGGAGTTGACTTTCTCTGCCCCCTGTGTAAGAATCATCACGTTATGGTGACGTTCCGAGGGCGAAACGTACCGGACGGTGCAGGAAGTCGTGGCACTGACGGTAAACCCACAAGATGGGAGGCCAGCGGCTCTACGATCGACGACCTCGTCCTGACACCCTCGATCGCCCTTAATCAGTCTGCTCCACCAACGTCTAAGGTCTGCCGCTGGCACGGTTTCGTCGGCTCGTCCGGTATCCCTCCGGGCCACGCAGGCTAACCTCCGACGAACGTCGAAAAATCGACGACGATCACTTCACTCCATCATCACCCACCACACGAGGCACCCGTGACCTACTGGATCCTCCTGACGATCTCCCTGCTGCTCTGGGCCTTCTGCGCTCTCCTCCAGTTCCTCGACGTCGTGACCACCAATCAATTCCTCAAGCAGAAGAAGTCCGACGAGGGCAATCCTCTGATGGCCGACGTCCAGAAGCTCGCCGGCGGATACCGTGGTCCCTGGTGGATCGTAAAGATCGTTCTGATGCTGGCGCTTCTCAGTCTCATCTGGTACGTCGCGCACATCTACGATGACTCACTCATCATGAGCCGCCTCCAGTTCGTCGCTCTGATCCTCGGGCTCTTCGCAGTCAACGTCTACTACGTCGACGTCGTGCGAACCAACGATGAGACCGACAAGGGCGTTCCCCACGAACACTAATGGCAGATCTCGAACCTGAGGTACGTGATCGCGAGGTCTCGATACCCCGAAACCTCCCCGGTCGCCCGCAGTCCGAAGACGCCGTCGCCTTCAAGCTTACCGAGAAGCAGAACGAAGCCAATCAGCTTCTAGCGAGCCCCGCTCGACACATTCTGCTTCGCGGAGGAAGCAGATCTGGGAAAACCTTCGTCATCGTCCGGGCGATCGTCATTCGAATGATCAAGGCTCCGGAGTCGACGCACGCCGTTCTCCGCTTCAGGTTCAACCACCTGAAAGAGTCCATCATAGGGCAGACGCTGCCGAGCGTCATGCGCCTCTGCTTCCCAGAAATCCCCTACAACGTCAACAAGACGGACTGGTACTTCGAGCTCCCCAACAAGTCCAGGATGCTATTCGGTGGCCTGGACGACAAGGATCGCACCGAGAAGATCCTAGGACAGGAGCACTCGACGATCTTTCTAAATGAGATCAGCCAGATCGCCTACGGCGCTCGGAACAAGGCGGTTACGCGACTGGCCCAGAACTCGGGCCTCGCACTCAAGGCTTACTACGACTGCAATCCTCCCAGCGCCGCGCACTGGGCCTATCGCCTCTTCATGAAGAAGCAGGAGCCGACGTCGGGAGCCAGCCTCCCGCGTCCCGAGCTCTACGCCACCATGCAGATGAACCCGAGGCACAACCTCGCTAATCTGCCCGAGGAGTACATCGAGCTTCTTGAGTCGCTGCCGGAGCGCGAGAGGAAGCGGTTCCTGGATGGTGAGTTCCTGTCGGAGCTCCCCAACGCTCTCTGGACCTTCTCGGCTCTCGAGCGCAATCGCATCCAGATGCAGGACGTTCCGCCCCTGGTTCGCATCGTGATCGGCATCGATCCGAGCGGCTGCGCCGGGGAGGAGGACGTTCGGTCCGATAAGATCGGTCTGATCGCCGCTGGTATCGATCACCAGGGCGTCGGCTATCTTCTGGAAGACTGCACGGATCACTACACCCCCGACGGGTGGGCCAAGAAGGCGCTGGAGATGTTTGATCTCTGGAACGCCGACAAGATTATCGCTGAGAAGAACTACGGCGGCGCGATGGTCGAGAATACGATCCGTACCGTTCGCAGAAGCGCACCCATTAAGATCGTACACGCCTCTCGCGGAAAGGTGCGTCGCGCCGAACCGGTCGCGGCCATCCACGAGAAGGACATGATCAAGCACGTCGGGGTCTACAGCGACCTCGAGGACCAGCTTCTCAGCTTCACGACTTCCGGATACGACGGGTCTACCTCCCCGGACGCCGGCGACGCGTACGTCTGGGCATTCACTGAGCTGATGTGCCCCCAGCAGAGCAATCTCGTATTCTCGAGCATCTAGGAAGATTATGGACCTCCTGAAGCCCTTTCGCCGAGGTCGCCGCTCTCACGAGCCGCGTCGCGAGAGCGAGATCTTCCCTCGTATGCTCCAACTCGGGATGCAGCCGAGACAGCGCAACAATCAGATCTCGTACAAGCCGACGCCGAGGAACCTCCGGTACTTCTGCTCAACACCCTACGCTCGTCGCGCTATCAACGCCTACAAGAACACGATCTGTCAGTTGGACTGGGAGATCGTAGTCAAGCCGGGGTGGGACGTCTCAGACGAGCTCATTCGTCAGATGATGATCGTTCAGTTCTGCTTTGAGCATCCAAACGACGACGACAACTTCTCTCAGTTCCTCGAGCAGGTCGTCGAAGACATGATGGTCGGCGCAGGAGCCATCGAACAGGAGATCGGCGGAAATCCGGAGCGCCCCTTGTGGATGTGGCCCGTCGACGGACTCAGCATTCAGATCTACCCGCTCTGGGCAGGAAATCCGGACGAGGCTCGCTACGCGCAGATGCTCGGCTACGGAACGGCCAGCGGCGCGAGCGTCGCGGCTCAGCTTCGCAATGATCAGCTCATCTACATTCGCCCGAACCCCAGCACGGCGACGCCCTTCGGTCTGGGTCCGATCGAGATCGCCTTCAACAGCATCAGCCGCCAGCTCGGAGTCTCAGCCTATGCCGGGAACATCACGAGCAACGCTACTCCGGGCGGCTTCATTCATCTTGGTGATGTCAGCGATGACCACATCAGATCATTCCGCCAGTACTGGAAGAATGATATCGAGGGGCAGGGAAAGACTCCCATCACTGGAGGAGGCGACAAGCCGCCCTCGTACATTAGCCTCCACCCTGAGGGCGACACTGCTCTCTACCTCAAGTATCAGGACTTCCTGAAGCGCGAGATCGCAATCGCCTGCGACCTGTCTCCGCAGAACCTTGGCATCGAGAGCGACATCAATCGCAACACCGCCGAGGTTGCAGAAGACCGTGACATCGCGCAGGCCATCGGTCCCTTCGGTCGTAAGATCGCAAAGTCGCTGACCAAGGAGGCGATCAACCAGCGTCTGGGCTTCTACGGTCTGGAGTTTCGCTTCAAGGGTCTCGACCGCGAGGATGAGATCGAAGAGGCGAATGTCTACGACAAGGAGTACAAGAACAACGCGACGACTCCCAACGAGTATCGTCTGCGTCGCGGTCGCCCGCGCACCGAGAATCCCTGGGGTGATCTCCTGTTCGCGGACTTCCAGATCGCTCAGCAGGCGGCTCGCGGCGCTCAGGCCCTGGCTGATACTGAGAAGGGCCTGTACGACGACGGTCCGTCCAACGCCAACGTTCAGAACACCAGCACCCAGAAAGATCGCATCGGTACCACCGACCCAAGTCGTCCAACTCCCACCAAGGGTCGCGGCTCATCGCTCAACAAGACGATGATGCCTTCGAAGAAGAAATAGTCTCGCCGCCGGAACAGGTCACCCGTCGGTTGCAGTAAATCAGTGATCTAACAATGAGGTTCTCATGTCCCGCTATCTGCACACCGTCGCCATGCTCGGCGGCTCCATGCTCTCCAATCCCGCCGCGCTCAAAGTCGGTCTGGTGGCGTCGCTGCTGCTGTCCGCCGCCTCCGGTCCCATCACCGGCGCGTCCGTGCAGAATCCCGGGTCGGGCTACACCGCCATTCCCACGCTGGCAGTCGCCGGCGGAACCTCCGGCGTCGTGACCGCCAACGTCGCCGCGCAGACCGCCAGCGTCGGCGCCGCCGGATCGGGCTACGCTCCCAACGATGACATCACCCTGACGGGCGGCACCGAGACCGACAACGCCGTCGTCCAGGTGCTGACCACGAAGCTCGCCTCTCTGGCGATCAACGCCGCGGGATCGGGCTATACCACCAACGACACCATCACTCTGGCGGGTGGCAGCTTCACGACCGCCGCCGTGGTCACCGTCGCCACGACCAAGCTGGTCTCCGCTGCGCTGAACGCAGCCGGAACCGGCTACGTGCCGACCGATACCGTCACTCTGGCGGGTGGTACTCACGCAACCGCAGCCATCGTGACCGTCTCCACCATCAAGCTCGTCAGCGCCGCACTCAACGCAGCCGGTTCCGGCTACGCCATCGGCGATACCATCACCCTGGCGGGCGGCACCAGCACGGTCAAGGCGGTCGTCACCGTCCTGACTCTCGGCGCCAGCGGCGCGGTGGCGACGTTCTCCATCACTAACGGCGGCTCCTACACCGTGGGAGCGACAACCTTTACCCAGAACGCGACTTCCGGCGCAGGCTCGGGCGCAACCTTCAACACCGGCGTCCTCGGCATCAACACCTTCACCATCTCAACACCCGGCAGCTACACCGTCAACTCGGCGGCCTTCACTCAGGCGTCCACCAGTGGTTCCGGCACCGGAGCGACCTTCCAGTCGGGTCTCTACGGCGTTCTGACCGTCAACATCACGACCGCGGGCTCCTACTCCGCCAACTCCACCACCTTCACCCAGGCGTCCACCTCCGGTGTAGGTTCGGGTGCAACCTTCAACACCGGCCTATTCGGCGTCAACACCATCAGCATCGTCGACGGAGGCCTGTACTCGGTTCTGGCGAGCAACCCGCTCAGCCAGGGCTCGAGCTCCGGCTCCGGTACCAGCGCCACGATCAATCTGTTGACCTATGGCGTCGAGACCATCACGGTCGGGACGGCCGGAACGGGATACGCCAACGGGGCGGCGATCACCGCGACGGGCGGCGGCGGCTCAGGCTTCGCCGGCGCAGCCTCCACTCTGACCAGCGGTACCTCCATCGAGGTTCCGGTGACCACCCTCGACGGTCTGCCGGATGCCTACGTCGTGATGGCGACGCCGAACGGTCCCGCCATCTGCTCCGTGACCGGGAAGACCCAGACCGGCTTCACCCTCCGCATCGATCCCATCACCGCCTCGGTGCCGATCGGAGCGAGCGCCGTCGACATCTTGGTGGTCGGCTAAACGTGGAGCTCAGCCAGCCACGGACCGCCGTGGCTGGCACCACCACACTGCCCGCGCTGGGTACGGCCATCAGAGACCTCTCGAAACGGCTCGAGCAGGCTCAGAAACCGGGGGCGGCGGCCACCCTGCTGCGGCTGCACAGCCGGATACTCTTTCTATCCGATGCAGTGGATCGCGCGATTGATGAAGTCCACTTGGTTTCCGGAGAAACCCCCAGAGAGTTACTCCAGCTTCGAGACGTTCTCACATGACTACCGCCACCGTGTCAGTTCCAGTAATCGTCGGCCCCGCTGTCGCTCCCGCAGTGACGTCGCAGTCGACCGGCTTCGTCGACTTCACCATATTAGGGGCCCACTTCTCGATCAACCCGATGCTGGTCGTGCTGCTGCTCGGACTCACACTGGTCGGTTACTTTCTGTGGCAGGGACAGAGATCACAGGGAGAGAATACCTTCGACGTCTGGGACTTGTTCATGGACACGCTGCCCGACGGCAGCCGTCGCGCGTCCGGCATCAAGTGTGCCTTCCAGATTTCATTCTACATAAGCTCCTGGGTCATCGTTGACCGTGAGGTCGCGAGAACACTCGACGCTGCTCTATTCGGGGTCTACACTGGAGTCTGGTGCGCCAGCCTCATCGCCAAGGTAGTCTTCGACCAGAAGACCATGCCCGAGATCAAGATAAGGGAGAATCAGTAATGGCGCTCACGAAGGCCCAGCGGGACGCCCTCCCGGCCAGCGACTTCGCGGTTCCGGGGAAGAGAGCTCTTCCCATCCACGATGAGACCCACGTCAAGATGGCCTGGGATCAGGTGGACAACACGAAGGGGCTGTCTGACGGAGAGCGTTCCTCCGCTCGTCAGCATATTCTCTCGAAGGCCAAGACGCTCGGGATGGATACCAAGGGCTGGAAGGTCTCCGCGATGTCGTGGGACGTCAGCCTCTCCGCGATGAGCCTCAACTCTCCGGAGACTCCGGACCATCCGAACAAGGCTCCGTTCTCTGGATGCCTCGTTCGACTCGACCAACCATCGGACAAGCCGCCTCACGGCTCGTTCGGTATGAAGACAATCCTGACGAGTGCTGCCGCCGAAGCTGCCCTCGGTTCTCTGCTCGGTATGGGGGTCAACTATACCTCCGATCTCAAGGGCCACGATCGCAAGGCCAAGATCGGAATTATAGAGTCCGCCACCATCGAGAGTGACGCGTCGGGCAAGTGGATACAAATCGGCGGATTTCTGTATGCTTCCGACTTCCCTGACGTCACTGCATCGATCCAGGCGAAGAAAGACGATCTTGGCTTTAGCTTTGAAGCCGAACGTCTCTTCGTCTCTGACTCGAAGGTGCCGAACTCCTTGGAGATCGACAAGCTGACTTTCACTGGCGCTGCTATTCTTCGGAAAGACTCGGCAGCGTATTCCTCAACCTCAATCGCGGCTGCGGCCGAAAATGGAGACTACCAAATGAATAAGGAAGATCTCGACGCCTTGATGGCGGCGATCGCCGGTATCGGCACTCGGCTCGACAAGGTGGAGGCCGGTCAGGCCAAGACCATCGAGGCTGCCTCGGTCATCGACAAGGTCTCGAAGCACACTGCGGGTCTCCGCAAGGTTGCCGAGGGAATGGCTGCGGCTGGCATCGGTGGCGACGCCACGCGCGGCCACGTCCACATCCTGAACCACATGGCCGACACCATGGACGCCTCCGCCTGCAAGGGCGTTCTGGCGTCGTCCTACTCGCCCCCGAGCATGTACGCTTCCGGAACCGTGGTCGGTTCTCTCGACGCTGCCGGTATCACCGCTGCGGTCGAGGCTGCCGTCAAGCCCCTGAAGGATGAAATCGCCTCACAGGCGACCATCATCAAGGACATGAAGGCCGCTGCCGCCGATACTTCGGCGCCGCCGGAGCGCAAGACCCTGCCTCCCGTCATCACGACCCTGATGGCTCGCGGTGGGATCTCCTTGCCCGAGGACGGCAAGAAGCTCAGCATCGCCGCGATCGACAAGGTCCTGGCGGCGTCGCAGCTTCCCCCCGAGAAGCGCATCGAACTGAAGATCGGCCTTCGCAATGCCGGTCTCCTGGAGAACGCGGCCTAATCCAGCCGCTGCCCGCAACGGTCTCCTAGAGACCACCATCACAAGGAACTGAACCAATGGCCGAACGTACCAAGGGCGCGAAATTCATCGATCGCGCCGAAGCCGATGCCGACTTCCTCGGCAACGGTGCCATCGAGACGAATATGTACGAGACCGAGATCTTCGACATCATTCGTCGCTCCACCCCCGCGCTTCAGCGCTTCGACGCGCCGCCCGCGACGGGACATCCTCACCGCTACTTCGAGGAGACCACGGTCCAGCAGGCCGAGTTTACCGATCCGCGCAACATCGTCCCGACCCCGACGTCGCCCACTCGCGTCGAGCGTTCGGTGCTGGTGCGCGCTCTCACCAACCAGACGAACTTCTCTCTGTTCGACATCGACGTCACTCGCCAGCAGGGTCAGTACGCCTACCTGGAAGCGAAGGATATCAATGATCTGGTCAACTCGATCCAGCTCACCCGCGCCTCCGCCATCTGGAACGGCACCGCCACGTCCAACAACGACAGCGGCTCCGTCCAGTACTGCGGCATCCTGAAGCAGGTCACCAATCAGGGCAGCATCGACTCCGCGTCGTCCATCATCGACGGCCTGAAGTCGTACGTCGCTGCCCTGGTCGCAGATCCGGTTTACAAGGTCTCCATCTCGGCGATCTATCTGAACCCGGTACTGGCGGACTACATCGACCGCGAAGCTCGCGCCGGCCAGATCTTCCTGGGCAGCACGACCGTCGAGGGTGGTCTGGTGGTCAGCACTCTGCAGACCCAGGCAGGCCCGCTGCCTCTGATTGGCGATCAGTTCCTCGCCGCCGACACGACCTCCAAGTACGGGTTCCCGGCTCCTCCGGCCGGATACAAGAACTACTACGCGGCGATCCTCGGCGACAAGGCGATCGAGCTGCCCTACGTCGGCGGCGCCGATCAGAACCCGAACCCTCGTCTGTTCCAGCTCGGCCTGCTGTCGGGTCTCCAGGGGCAGTACGTGGCGATCAAGTTCGACACGATCGCCGTCAAGGGTCCGTCGTACGCCCACATGATCGTGGCCGTCGTTCGCAAGTAGTAGCCTTCTCTCCCTGAACTTAACCTCCGGGGTTCACAGCCCCGGAGGTTCTTTCAGAAAGTCCAAGATGCGCCTCTTTCTCAAGACTCCTGAACCGAACCCCAAATTCACCCAGCGCGTCACCTTCCCGCAAGGTACGGGCGAGTTCTCCGGTGTAACCGTCGAGATCGTCTACTACGTCGGCGTCGCTAACGAAATTCCCGATAATCTCGGGCGATATCTCATTGACATGGGTTACGCCAGCGCGACCCCCTACACTCTGATCACTCCCGGGGCGTCGAGCCTCATCCTACCTGAGAGGAAGACTGCCTGATGTCAGCCCCTGAAATCACCCTGCCGAAGACGGTGGTCGTCGGCGCAGTCTTTCTTGTCGACAAGGACGGTCAGCCGATTGCTGAGAACGCGGGGGACTACGAGGCGGTCGCGGCCAGCCAGACCGACCAAGTGCTCGGTGCAGATGGTGCGATCGGAGACGTCCTCTCGTCCATGCTCGTCACTCCGGCCACCACCAGCCCCGGCGCGATCTCCATCAAGGACGGCGGCGGAAGCTCGATGACCATCTTCGCTGGTGGCTCCTCGAGCGTCGCTGATCTGAAGCCGTTCACGATCTTCATCAACCTGACCAGCGTCAACGGTGCCTGGAAGGTGACGACCGGAACCAACGTCTCTCTGGTCGCCTCAGGTGACTTCACGTAATGACCGCACCCAGCTCGCTCTACCTACAGCCCAGCGAGTACGCGGACTACGGAGTCCCACAGGCGACCACGGTTCAGGTCCGCGCCGCCACCAAGCTGATCGATGCCCATCTGGCTCGGCCCGAGGGTCTTATCTACCAGACAGACGCGGCAGGAAATCCCTGCTACATGGTCGCTCCGACACCAAAATTCACCCTAACTGCCGGAGCAGCAATCTCCCCTGGCTCGTCTGTGGTTCTCCCGTACGCCGGAGCTCGTCTCGACAACAACAGCATCGGGGAGGTCTTGGTTCTGGACCGCACCGATGATACTCTGGTCGAGGCCTGCGTCATTCAGGGTCTCACCCCTGCCGTGGACGGAAATCCCGCGACCATAACCCTCCAGACGATCAACAACTCCCACGCATCCGGCTGCACGATGGACGTAGGTCTGTCGATCTGTGAAGAGTTCGAGCTACCAGATGATCGCTCGATTGCCAGGATGAGTCGTCCCCAGGCAATATCTCTGCAGAGTGGCATCGGTCGGTACGGTTACGGGCGACGGAGCCAGCAGATTACCGGAGACTTCCAAGAGTTCAATCTTCTGGCTGCGGTGAGCAGCTTCGGCGGTCCTCCTCTCTGGATACCGTGGAGTGTCGACAACGCGTCCGTGAACTACAGGACCGGGGAGGTATGGGTTCCGGCTGGTGTTCTGCTGGCCTACTTCACCGATGTTCGTATCTGGTACGTGGCGGGCTTCACTCAGGTCAATCTACCGGAGAATGTGAAGCAAGCCTGCGCCAACATCATCCTTCTCGGAAAGGAGACAGGTCTCGGCGCTAACATTCGCAGTCGCGGGGTCATGAACGGCATCACGGTCTCTAAGTGGGAGAACAATATGATCGACGCCAATACGCGCGACATATTGAAGGAATATAACCTGAGGCGCTTCATCTGAAGGTCACCTTCCAAGTCGTCAACGCTAACGAGGTTGACGTATTTCTCGACCGAGTACCGAAGAACTACTCGGACTTCGTCGTGCGGCAGATGCGTACCGTCGTCGACCTTCTCCAGGCCCGCGTCAAGGAGAATATCGAGGGTAATCTGGCAGGAAAGATTTCTGGTACCCTGGACGGCACCGGAAATCTAGCCAACAGCGTCGTCAATGACGTCTCCATCGACGGCAACACCATCATCGGACGAGTATTCGGTGATGGAAGCGTGGACTACTTCGATATCCAGGAGCGCGGCGGCCAGACCCCCGCTCATGAGATCGTTGTCAGAGACGCCAAGGCTCTTCGCTTCCTGCTCCTCAACGGTTCGGGAGAGGCGGCGGAGACGGTCTTCGCCATGAGAGTGCAGCACCCAGGATCGAAGATCATGCCGAAGTACTTCCTGCGAAATTCCCTGAAGGAGAGCTTGGCAGTGATCCGCTCTCTCTTCTCTCTCGATGAGTCTCATCTCTGATGCAGACGGTCCCCAACCTCGAACCAATCATGGAGAGCCTTAAGGTTCTCCTCACTACACTGACCGTCGGACCCTCCCCGGTCCTCACGACCGTGACCCGACTGTGGCAGCCCTGGGAACAGTTGAGTGAGTTGGCCCAGCCCGCCGTGGTTATCGTAGAGCCGAATGAGACTGAGAAGCATCGTCGCGGCCAGCAGTCAGCCATCGAGATAGATGTACAGCTAATCGTCTACGCTCGGGCCAACAATCAGAGTGAGAACCCTCCCCCCATCGGGGCTCTCAACAACATAATCTTCGGGATCAGGACCGCGCTGCTCCCTTCAGGATCTGGTCTAGGCCAGAATGTTCAAAATCTCGGCGGGCTCGTCTCAGACTGCTACGTGTCCGGGAAAATCAAGAAGGACGCAGGTATTCTGGACGAGCAGATGACCGCCATCATTCCACTAACCATCACAGTTCCCTAGGAGGGATCAACTCATGGCCTTCGCAGTTTTTGGACCCGGCTCTCTCTACGTCACTCGCACCGACGTGGCGAACTCCACTCCCTTCAATATCGGCTACGCCCAGGAGTTCAGTCTGGACCTCGCCGGCGACACCAAGCAACTCTACGGTCAGAACCAATTCCC